AGGCTATTTACGATATTGGAGCTGGCTCTCGTCACTTAGATCGAGGCCTAACCAATGTTCACATGAATCGACCAATTTATAGCAACGCTGATAAAGCCAGAACACACACTTTCAATGCTAAATTATCAGCCGTACCTGAACAGTTGCGACCCACTTATCACACATGCAATTGCTTATTTCAAAATTGTCACTGCATGGTACAGCCACATAATTTTATGGCTATAGATACCACATATTACCCCAATGTATTTGACACCCTATTAGAAAATCTTAATCAAAACAATACTGCACACCTAGCATTCCACATATTCAAATCTGGTATTACTGCAGGCAAAATAACAGTTGCAGACAACACTGAAGCAACATACATTATTAACAACCAAACAGTCATCATGACGGTTAATGGTAATAGTTACAATTACCAACATACATTACACCCTTATAATGATGAACTTTATAATAAAAATGCACACAATTTCATAAGAAATGGTAACTCCTATACAATACAAGTCCAACAAAGATTTCAAGCTGAAACATCTGACTACGTCTATGCCATTGTTTTCCAAAATCAAGTTAACACAGAGCTAGATGAACCTTCCTTAGTAATTAGAAAAATTGCTCCCAAAATAGAACAATCACAAAAACCAAGTCTAGAAATCTTAAGTGAAACAACACGCATCAATTATGCAAATGTCAAAACAACATACAACGCCGCTGAATTTATGAATGGTGCTTATTATCTTCACAAAGATGATAAAACAAAAGTTGAAACCTTATACAAAATGGTTGATAGCACAATTGAAGCTATCAACGTTCAACTTGATGGTGATAATCAGTGGATTACTTTCAACAAGAAAAACTATCATGTCGTCATGCCGATGTCCTCATTAATAACAGCCACACGAATTATTATGGCGACACAAGAAATCACACTAAGTTCCATAGTTAATACTATGAATAAGATGTTAAACCCAAACACACCAATAGATGTCTGCCTTGCAATACCAATTGTCATGGCAGCAGTCACAAGTGCACTAGCAGCTACTGAAGCTGGTGTTGCAATATGCAACTCCAATAAAGTAAAATTACTCAACACACTTAAAGCAGAAAATTACACACTATTAACAGACATCACCTTATATCAATATTTCCTACACAACAAGGTGATATGTTTCTTAATAGCCTTCATACTACAACAATATAACATAACTATTTTACAGTCATTAGCAACTATTATGCTAATACTATGCCAATTCATGGCTAACTACACAGGCATCAGTGTTTTCTTACTTTTAACAACTTTTCTTGTAATAAGTTGGAAAGAATATAGAACCAATGTCTTTAGTAATTTTACTAAAACCAACAGTTTGCAAATTCGCTTGTCAATCACCTTTACTGTATGGTTGATTTTTAGCATCTTCATCAGACCAATGTCCAAAGTGATTTTTAAAAATATCACCGAGCTATTGCTCAGAACATTAGCCAGTGAAATTAAGTTAGGGGTTGCAGCCATGACACAACAACCAGTACAACAGGTTTCTTTACCTATAGGACACATAATATACACTTATTTACTATCATTGTTGACTAAAACTTTATTACGTTATGCAACATCTACAGAGAAACATCATCAACCACGACAAATTTTAAAAAGTTGTATTAGCAAAGACAATTACACTAATGAAATTCAAACTAGAGTTGATCCTGCTGTAACATTTAAACTAAGAGCACCTAATGGTACCTATTTACCAAGAGAACTTTTACTCACAGATTACCTAAGCCTACAATGCAACAAGGAAGTAGTTGGTTTAAGACAAATTGCACCAATAATTGAAGGTGCTCCAGAACCCATCATTTACCACTCCTGTTATGCAACAAATTACACAGCAATCAAAAGGCAGGTAGCTGACATTGTAAAACCTGATCCAATTGTACTCAAGGATTTCAGCAAATGGTTCTCAAAACATTTCAGAAAACACATCGAACCGTTACTTGAAACTTTTGATTACGACTATAATGACTGGTACAACCATCTCAACTACAAACAACAACTTGAAATCACCAATGTTGATTTGGAAAATTTAACCAATAACTACACAATGTTCATTAAAAGTGAGAAACAAGTGTATGATGGAACAACAGCACCAAAAACACGATGCATTTGTAGCCCACATCCCTGTCACAAGTTCATTATGGGTCCAGTAACATATGCTCTTGAAAAATTATTTAACAACTCCTATCCTGGTTATTGTAATGGGAAAAATTGGGGTCAGATGGAACAGATCTACAATGAATTAGCTCTCTCTGGTTATACTGATGTCACCCAAACTGATGCATCATCATATGATAGAACACAACATCAAGCTTTGAAAGAAATAGTTGATTATCAAATTTATGACAAAATTAAAAACAGAATACACCATGTTGATAAAGAAACATGGATCTCTTTTGGATGTCCAGATTTCCGTAAAATTAAATTTGTACTTGCTGAATCTGGTAAACTCGTCAACTATGGTTATGTGGAACAACAAGGTTGCGTATTTACAGGTAGCTGCGACACAACATTGATGAACACCATTCGTATGGCTGTGTACTACAAGTATCTATGCCATCGTGCCAACATACATAATTATTATTTAATGTGCAAAGGTGATGACGCAGTACTTTTAACCCCAACCAACTATTACAGTCCTAGCACCATTGATGCAGCTATATTGAGAATATTTTCTAAAAACAAAACAGGTTTATATGGCCTTGGGATGATTGTTAAGTATATCAAGCATGGCGGCATTGACTCTATTGATTTCTGCAGTACAGAAACTTTCTGGTGCTACCAGCAACAAAGTTACAAAATTGTGCGACCATTAAAAAGATTCTTTTCTTTTATGCCCTGGTCAACAAAAGCTAATGGTCTAAATGTTGTAGATTATAACAATTATTTATATGCATTGTACAAATCCAATATGGCATGGGCTCAAAACCATCCACTAATTGAACCATACAATAACAAAATTAAAAGGGACTTAATACCTACCACTACAACCAACATTGGTGGTATTAAAGTAACTCGCCCACTTGACATCACAGGATTACTTAGTAAAGATGAATACTACTCCAATTTAGCCAGAACTAGCTATTTGGTACCGACAAGAGATGAATATTATTATTATTTGTTAGAGCGTTATAATATAACACCGTTTGATTGTGAACTTTTTACGCAACAATTGCAAAAAGCAGGACAATATACTACCTTGTACGCTCCATATTTGGAACACATATTCCAATAAGCAAGCTTAATGTTAGTGACACCAAAAAGTATGTACCGGCATACCAAATTTATAAACCGGATGAGTGTC